GTCTTGGTCTTCCCCCCCCGATCACGCCGCGCCCTGAGTGGCTGCCACCGTGCGCCGTGGGGTGGTGACCGTCCGTGGCCAGCGAACGACGGACCTGCGCGAAGGGCTGCGGCCGGAAATTCTCCCGGCCGCTGGGGAGCCGGCGCGTCTACTGCGAGACCTGCTCACCGCCCCGCAAGCCGAAGGCCTCCGGCGAGCCGGCGCCCGTCGTGCACGTCGGCACCGGTCCGATCGAGGCCGCGGCGCTCGCCGAGCTCACTGCGGCGTCCCGGGTGGACACCTTCGCCGGGCAGATGTGGCTGCGGCTGGCGCGTGAGGCCGACCACGCGCCCGGCGCGAAGGTGGGCACCCTCGTCGCGGCGATGCTGAAAGTGCAGACGACCGCGCTCGCCGGCTGGAAACCGCCGCGGAACGACCGGCTTGACCAGCTCGCCGCGGCCCGGGCCCGCAAGGCGGCGTCCGCGTGAGCCTGGCGACGGTGGCGCCCCCGGCGCACCTGTGGATCCCCCCGGGCCGCCGCGGCAGTTACGGCGACGAGGTGGCCGGCCTGGCCGAGGAGATCGGGCGGCCGCTGGATTCGGCGCAGCTGGTCGCCGTCGATGCGATCAACTCCTACGGCCCGGGTGGCTTGTGGCACACCCTGGAGTCGGCCGTGATCGGGCCGCGGCAGACGACCGGGAAGTCGGCGGCGATCGCGCTGACCACGGTCCTCGCGGACTGCGTGCTCTGGCCGGACGACTCCGATCGGGTGGCGTGGACGGCACACCTGGCCAAGACGCACCGTGAGACGTTCGACGACCTGCAGAAGCTCATCGAGGGATCCGAGGCCCTGTCCGCCCGGGTGTCGAAGGTGATCGACAACCACGACGAGCAGAAGGTCCAGTTCGTCAACGGCTCGTTCCTTGAGTTCCTGGTGCGCTCGCCGGGCAACGGGCGAGGCCTGGGCGGCCGCACGGTCGTCGTGGACGAGGCGCTCTACTTCCCGACCTCGGATGCCGGCGCCCTGCTGCCCGTGATGGCGGCCCGCGACAACCCGCGGGTGCTCTACCTGTCGTCTGCGGCGAAGACGACGAGCATCCACCTGCAGGCGCTCGTCGGCCGCGGCCGGGCGATGAACGACCCGTCGTTGATCTGGTGCGAGTGGTGCGCCCCTGGGTCGCTGAAAGAGCCCGGGTGCGACACCCGGCCGTGCCGGCACGGGCTGGACGCCGTCGGCTGCGTGATGGACCGCCCCGAGGTGCTGCGCCTGTCGAACCCGGGCGTCGCGGTGGGCCGGCTGCGGTTCTCGGTCCTGGTGAGCCTGCGCCGGGCGCTGTCGTCCGATCCGGTGGAGTTCGCCCGGGAGTTCCTCGGCTGGCACGAGTCGGCCGCGGCCGGAGTGCTCGACACGATCCCGGTCAAGGCGTGGGAGGCCCGCACGGACCCGACGTCGACGATCGCCGGCACCCGGGCCCTGTCCCTCGACATCGCCCCCGACCGGTCGGCGTCCGCGATCGGTGGCGCCGGCTGGCGGGCGGACGGCAGCCGGCACCTGGCCCTCGTTGACCACCGGCCGGGCACGAGTTGGGCGGTCCCGCGGCTGCTCGAACTGATCGAGAAGCACGACCCGACCGCGGTCGTGATCGACGGCGCGTCTCCGGCATCGAGTGAGATCAGGGCGCTCACGGATGCCGGTCTGCGGGTGCGTACCGAGAAGGAGCCGAGCGGGCTCCTCGTGATCCTGGCCGCGGCCGACATGGGTCGGGCGTGCGCGGGCCTGTACGACGCAACCGCGGGTGACGCGCCGGACGCGTGGCACCGCGGCGACCAGCTGGTGACGACGGCCCTGTCGGGCGCGGCCCGGCGTGACGTGGGTGACGGCGGTTGGGCGTTCGGCCGGCGCCGGTCGGACGTGGACATCTCCCCCATCGTGGCGATCGCTGAGGCGCTCGCCGGGCTCGGCGAGCCCGTGACCGAGGTCTGGGGGTTCTCCGAGTGAAGCTGTGGCCGGATGCGTGGCGCCGCAAGCCCGCCGACGCCGACGAGCAGCGGTACGGGATGGACGACTACATCTCGTGGATCAACGCGTTCAGCTGGAACGGGTCGACGTACATGCCGTCGGGCGTGCAGCAGACCTTGACGGGCGATGTGGAGCCTCCCGCTACCGGGTTCACGCAGATGGCGGCCGCGGCGTTCGGCGGCAACGCCGTCACCTTCGCGTGCCTCGCGGTCCGACAGTTGGTGTTCTCGGCCATCCGGTTCCAGTGGCAGCAGATGAACGGCGGCCGCCCGAGCAAGATGTTCGGGACGCAGGCGCTGCGCGTGTTCGAGGTCCCGTGGATGGGCGGCACGACGCAGGACCTGCTGAATCGGATGATCCAGGACGCCGACCTGGCGGGCAATTGGTACGGCATCCCTGACACCCCGATCACGCGGATCGGCGGCGACGGCGGCACGGAGATCGTCCGTCTGCGGCCGGACTGGGTGGAGCACGTCCTGGAGCCGCGGATCATCCGGGGCGGGCAGGTCGGGTACCGGCGGCTGGGTATCCGGTACACCGAGGACGGTCCCGGCCGCGGCGGCTATCCGGTGGTGTTCGGGCCGGGCGAGTTCGCTCACTTCGCGCCCATCCCGGACCCGATGGCGCAGTGGCGGGGCATGTCGTGGCTGACGCCCGTGGCGCGGGAACTGCAGGCCGACGCGCAGATGACGCGACACAAACAGAAGTACTTCGAGAACGGCGCCACCCCGAACATCATCGTGACCTACCCGGTGGGGATCCGCCGTGCGGACGTCGAGCCGCTCCGGAAACTGTTCGCAGACCAGCACGAGGGCATCGAGAACGCGTACAAGACCCTCCACCTCGGTGGAGGTGCCGACGCGACCGTCGTGGGCAACTCGATGGAACAGATCAGTTTCAAGGCCATCCAGGGTGCCGGTGAGACGCGGATCGCCGCGGCCGCCGGAGTGCCCCCGGTCGTCGTGGGCCTGTCCGAGGGCCTGTCCGGATCGTCGCTGAACGCAGGTAACTACGCGTCGAGCCGGCGCCGGCTGGCGGACATCACGGCCCACCCGCTGTGGCAGAACGCGTCGGGCTCCCTGGCACCCCTGATCACCGGTTCGGTGAAGGCGCCCCCCGGCGTGCGGGACGGCAGTGTCCGGCTCTGGTACGACGCCCGTGACGTGCCGTTCCTGCGGGAGGACGAAAAGGACTCCGCGGAGATCCAGGGCAAGCGCGCGGCGACGCTGCGGACCTATACCGATGCCGGGTTCACCCCCGAGAGCGCGCTGGCCGCGCTGACCGCGAACGACGAGACGCTGCTCGTGCACTCCGGGCTGTTCTCCGTCCAGCTGCAGGCCCCCGGAACGAAGCTCGCTGACCCGAACGCTGTGGCGCCCGCCGCAGCTCCCGCAGGAGGGAAGACCCCATGACGGCCCTGGTCCTGCCGCGAGAGAACCTGATCCGCGGGTGCTGGCCCGGTGTGACGCTGCGGGTGCGCGGCGAGGAGCGCGCGGAGGACCCGTTCGCGGCGTCCAGCGACCCCGCGGACGGCCCGGGCCTGGTCGGGCACTTCGCGGTGTTCAACCGGTGGACGGAGATCGACTCCCTCTGGGAGGGCTGTTTCATGGAGCGGGTCGCGCCCGGCGCGTTCCGCAAGACGTTCCGGGAGAACCGCGACGCGATGCGGGTGCTGTTCCAGCATGGCCGCGACCCGCAGTGCGGGATGAAGCCGCTCGGGCCGATCCGCGACCTGGCCGAGGACGATTTCGGCGCCGGCTACAACGTCGATCTGTTGGACACCTCGTACAACCGGGACCTGATCCCGGGCTTGCGGGCCGGCCAGTACGGGGCCTCGTTCCGGTTCAACGTCATGCGCGAGGACCTCGTGCTGGAGCCGAAGCCGAGCGAGTACAACCCGCGGGGCATCCCTGAGCGGACCATCCGTGAGGCGCGGGTGTCCGAGTTCGGCCCGGTCACGTTCGGGGCCTACGCGGACGCCACGTCCGGGATGCGGTCCCTGACCGACGAGGACCTCGTCGAGCGGCTCGCCACGGACCCGGAGCGTCTCACCCGGCTGTTGCGCGGCGTCGGCTGGCACCCGCCGGTCGACGAGACCACCACCACCACCACCGATCCAGTCACCGCACCTCCTGACGACGCCGGGCCTCGGCCCACCTCGGATGGACGCCGCGAGGCCCCGCGTGGGCCGCTGGTCGTCACCCGAAACCCGAACCGTCACAAGAGGAGTGCGGCATGACCAGGGCAGAGAGGATCGCGCGGGCGGAGGAGCTGCGCCAGTGGATCCGCGACCAGAACGAGGAGTTCCGCGATGAGGGGTTCCCCGCGGACGTCCAGTCGCAGTGGGACCTGAACAACACCGAACTGCGTGAGCATGAGCGGGTGCTCGCCGAGCTGGAGGCCCGCGACGCGCGGATCGCGGAGGTGGCCGAGCGGTCGGAGTCCAACAGGGAGCTCGGCGCGGACACCGGTGCGCGTCCGGCCCGGCGCGGCACCCCGGCACTGATCCGGTCGATGTCCGAGGCGGAGGTGTACGACCTGCGGGACGTGCGGCACAGCCCGTTCGCCCCGGAGCGGTCCGCGGGTGAGGTCAGGGAGCGCGCCCTGCGGGCGGTCGAGCTCTCCCACTTCCCGGCCGCGGGCCGTGACCAGGAGTCGGCCCGTGAGCACGTGGCCGCGCTCGTGCGGCGCGCGGACTCGGACGACTACTCCGCGGGCGAGGTGGCCCGGCGGATCCTGTCGACCGGGGCGCCGGCCTACAAGCGGGCGTTCGCGAAGATGCTCTCGGCCAGCCTGCGGGGCATGCCGGGCGCGGTGAACCTCTCCGCCGAGGAGATGCGCGCCGTGGACTCGGTGCGTGCCCTGTCGGTCGGTACGGGCTCTGCCGGTGGGTTCGCCGTCCCCTACCAGCTGGACCCGACGATCATTCCGACATCCAACCTGTCGGTGAACCCGTTCCGGGCGATCGCGGGTGTCGAGCAGATCAGCGGCACCAACGAGTGGCGTGGCCTGACGTCGGCGGGCGTCACGGCCGGGTATGCGGCCGAGGCGACGGAGGCGAGCGACAACTCGCCCACGTTCGTGCAGCCGACCCTGACGACCGTCCGCGCGCAGTGCTTCGTGCCCGTCAGCATCGAGCTCACGCAGGACTGGGGCGCGATCGAGGCCGGCCTCGGGACCCTCATCCAGGACGCGAAGGATGACCTGGAGGCGACCAAGTTCCTGTCCGGTACGGGCACGAACGAGCCGTTCGGCCTGTTGACCGGCGCGACCACCACCGTGACATCGGCGTCGGTGGCGACGTTCGCCGTGGCGGACCTGTACTCGACGGAGAACGCTCTGGGCCCGCGGTTCCGGCCGCGCGCGCAGTGGGTCGGCAACCGGGGCACCTACAACCGGGTGCGGCAGTTCGACACCGCGGGTGGCGCGAACCTGTGGGTCTACCTGGCGGCCGGCCTGGCGAACAACGTGCCGCGTGGCGGCAACACGGGCGCCGAACTGCTCGGCTACTCGGCGAACGAGCTGTCGACGATGGTGAGCACGGTCACGACCGCGTCCAAGATCCTTGTGTTCGGCGACTTCCGCTACTACAAGATCGTGGACCGGATCGGGATGGACGTCGAGATCATCCCGCACCTGTTCGGCGCCGCGAACCGGTTCCCCACCGGTCAGCGTGGGTTTTACGCATTCTGGCGCAATACGGCCAAGGTGCTCGACGCCAACGCCTTCCGCGTCCTCACGATCCAGTAGCCGACCCGCATCGACCCTCGGGCGCCGCCGTCCACACGGACGACGGCGCCCGAGGTGCCGGGAGGGGTCCACACCGAAAGGGGCAGCCCGATGGCTGCAGCAGCACGCAAGGCGCCGGACGGGCGGATCATCTACGTGGCCCGGGAGTCGTTCTCGGCCGAGCTTGACGGCGTGCCCGTCGCGGTCGTCAAGGGCCAGACCAGGGTCCGGGAGGGGCATCCTCTGCTGGACGGCCGGGAGTCCCTGTTCGAGCCGGTCACCGTCCACTACGACGTGGACGCGTCCCCGGTGCGCGGCGAGACCCGGGGCTGAGGGGTCATGGCCTACGGCGACGCCGTCCAGTTCGTGACGTCGGCGGCCCGCACCACGACCGGCAACTCCGGCGCTCAGCCTGTCGAGAAGGGTCTCTACCTGAACCTGCTCGTCGAGGTGACGGCGGCGAGCGGCACCACGCCGACGCTCGACTTCACCGTGGAGTGGTCGGGCGACGGAACCAACTGGGCCACCGGCCAGCCGGCTGACTCGTTCACGCAGATCACGGCCGCCACGGTGCGCGCGGTGAAGCAGTTCGTCGCGAAAGCACCGTTCTACCGCCTCGTGTGGACGGTCGGCGGCACGACGCCCTCGTTCACGTTCTCCTCCACCCGATACACCTCAGGTCAGTAAACGACCAAGGAAAGGACGCGCTCATGCGCACCCTGTACTCCCTGCCGGGGGTCTCCTCGGCGCTGTCGCCGGCAACGGCGAAGACCGTCCTGTCGGTGGTCGGTCCAGCCTCGTTCGGGATCAACTGGCTTCGGTATGAGATCAGTTTCGACGGCGCCACGTCGACGGCCGTCCCGGCGAAGATCGAACTGTGCACGCACACGGGTGCGACTGCCGGCACATCGACGGCGGCGACCGCGGTGCAGGTCGGCGGCGTGACGATCGCTTCCGGCGTGACTGGGGCAACGAACTTCACCGTGGAGCCCACCGTACTGGCGGCGTTCGACACGTTCACGCTCCCGGTCTACGGCGGCACGGGCATCGTCCCGTTCACGCCCGGCCAGGAGCCCAACTCGATCGTCTCGCAGGGCTTCGCGATCCGGGTGACCGCCCCGGCCGCAGTGAACTGCACCGCGTCGCTGTGGTTCGAGCGAGCCTGAACATGTCCGACACCTACCCGACGCAGGTCCTGCAGTTCATCGGCGACCACGCGCCCGCGATGCAGGCGATGGACAGCCCGAGCGTCTCGGTGCTGCAGCACGTCTCGCAGCACACGGCGGACGGGGAGATCCGGCTGGACCGTTGCCCGTGCCCGCGCGGAGTGGACGGCCTACCGACGGATGAGATCGGTAGGCCCGTCATCGACCAACTGGGCGACGGCCAGTACGTCTCGTCGGTGCGGCACACGCTTGCCGACCTGGTCCGCGACGTCATCGAGGGGGGCTGACGTGGCTGTCCTGACCGGCGCGAACGTCATCCGGATCTTCGGTGAGGGGACGAGCGAGTACATCGCGATGTTCGCCCTGCGCAAGGTGTCCGCGGGCGACACCTACGACCTGTCGGCCGAGTTCAATCCGCCGCTCGCCGGTGCCCTGCTCGGCACGGCCGGTGCGTCGGCCGGTGCGTCGGCCGTGGCCACGTTCGCTGGGAACGTGGTCACCATCCCGACCGGGCCCAGCAACAGTGCGGGCGTGCTGGTCGTGTTCGGGGTGCATGCCTGATGCCTGGGTATCAGTCGACGCTCGTCGAGATGCAGCAGGACGGCACCGCGCTGACGAACAGCACGGGCGAGGCGAGCATCCTCAACGCCCAGTCGAAGATCTTCCTGCCGTCGGGGTACATCAACCGGATCGGGAAGCGGTTCATCATCCGCGCGTCCGGGCGTGTCTCGACGGTCGTCACGACGCCGGGCACGCTCACACTGCGGTTCAAGCTGGGGCCCACGGCGAACATCGCCGCAGCGACGTCGCAGGCGATCAGCCTGAACATCGTGGCGAAGACGAACGTCGGGTGGTTCCTCGACCTCGGGCTCACGGTCCGTGCGATCGGGTCGGGGACGTCCGCGAACGTCATGGCGCAGGGGACCTGGCAGTCGGAGGCCGTGATCGGGTCTGCCGTCCCGACGGTGGGTGGCGCCGGATCCGCGATGTGGCAGGCCGCGACGCCGGTGGTCGGCACGGGCTTCGATTCGTCCGTCGCAAATCAGATCGACCTCACGGCGCAATTCTCAGTGGCCAATGCGGCCAACAGTATTCAGTGCCACACGTTCGCATTCGAGGATCTCACCACAACTCCCTGAGGGTGAGCCGTGCCTACCGTTAGTGTTGCCACTGCACGGACCACTAACAATGCAGGCCTTTCTACGACGAGCGGCAGTTTCGCTGTCGGTGCCACTGATCTGATCGTCGCGTGCGTCGGCAGCAACTCGGCCACCCTCACGGCCGTCACCCACACCGTCACCGATTCCGGCGGCGGCACGTGGACACAGCGGGCCCACGCCGACAACGCGAGCCAAGCGGGCCGCTCCGGTGCGGCGTCCGTGTGGACGCGGGCGCTGGCAGCGAACGGCAGCATGACCGTGACTGCGACCATCGGTGGCGCAGCGAATGGCGTGTCGCTTGAGGTCTACCTGGTCAGCGGCCAGAACGTCGCGCCGATCGGCGCGACCAGCACCGGGCAGACGACGACCGCCGCGACGACCGCCAGCATCTACACGAACACCGCCAGCGGTAGTGCTGCGTTCGTCGCGGTGGACGACTGGAACGCCACCGGCGCGGCGACGTCGTCCGACCTGACGATGACGACGTACACCATCGCCGGTGTCGTATCGGGCCTGTCCGGGTTCAAGATCCTTGGCCCGGCCGGGGCGCAGACCGCACAGTTCACGTTCCCGGCCGCCCCGGATGGTGTGTGGGCCGCCCTTGAAATCCTCGACAGCCCCACGGCGGCCGCACTCGCCCTCCCGCAGGCACCCCCCACGTACGGGGTGAACCTGTGGGGTCCGACGGCGGTCAACCTGGCAGACCCGTTCGCGCTGTGGAACGAGCCGGCCCAGCCCCCGCCCCCCGACACCCCGCCGCAGGTCCTGGCGGGCGGCGCCCGACTCCTCGCCGCGTGGTCCCCGGGTGCACTCGTGATCTCGACGAGGGTGG